GTGCACTGCATGCGTGCCTCCTTTCCCAACCGCTTATGTAGCGCTTGGAATAGTCGAACGTTTCCTTGTAAGCCATCCTCATTTGGCCACAATCCGAATGTTTCATGAAACCCCAGTACGAGACACAGCGCCTTGCGCGGCTGATACACGGCTTGCGCCCCATGCGCTCGAAAGAGCGGCGCGATCTCAGGAACAGTTGCGGCCGCATCCGCGTACCGCGCGCATCGATCACGTAGCCGACCATATCCAGCGGGTCAGCGCCGCACTTGCAAACCTTCCACGGCTTGACCGACATGTGAAGCTCTGTTGCGATGAAGTGTTCAACATCGCGCATTGCCATTACAAGATCGCGCTTCGAGCGTGAGAACATTACTAGATCGTCCATGTACCAAAGCTGATGCGTCACGAGAGCATGGCGGGTTTCGCGCCTGATCTTGTGCAAATCCTCAATGTGGTGGTACACGATCGAGAGCACGAGGTTAGCAAGGTACTGACTCAGGTATGAACCGATGTTCAAGCCGTTATCGGTTCCATAGTTCGACATGGCGGCTTCGATGACGTACAAGATATCTTCGCTGCCGATGTGCTTTCTCAGGTAGGCCATGAGCACGACGCGATCAACGCTTGGAAAGCATTTGCGTATATCGTGCTTCGCGAAATAGCCGCCTTCGGCGTACCATTCTTCGATGTGGTTCTTTGCGAAAACCTGGCCCTTGCCCGGAACGCTCGCGCATTGGTAATAGCCAAGCTTCGCATCAAGAAAGCCCTGCAACGTGCGAACCACGAGGTAATCGCAAACCTGTTGCTTGATGCTCTGTATGCCGATCCTGCGAAGTTTGCCGTTCGTCTTCTCGCGGCGCATGAAGTACCGTATTGGGTCGAACTTCAGGCACCGCCCCTTGATCTCGCTGTAAATCTCGTTAACGAGGTTATCGGGCGTACCGAAAAGATCGCTTACCTCATCGCCGTGTTTCTTCCCTGCTCTCGATTTCAACCAAGCTTCGTAAGCCCCTTGCACCTCGTCAACGGTGACGGAGTGGCCGCGAAGCCATGTCTTCATTTGGTTCCTTACATGTTTTGACTGTCTCTGACTACCCTCCTGAGCGTTCGGCCGTATGGCTTACCAGCCCAGCGTCAAACGGGCGATTCATCTCGGCGCGCTTCCCTGCGCGCAAAGTGGGCATGCCGCCTACCAGGTGTCACGAACGGTGGCGGTAAACACGGTTTCATGAGAATGTCAGTAGTCAGGTTGCCGCGACGCGATGTTCCAGTTCGCGTTCGAAAGGCCGTTGTTGCCGTTCACGTACGAAGCCCCAGCGTTGCCCGTGTTGTTCAGGTTGCCGAAGCCCTGCCACTATGCGGAACGTTCGCGACGCTACCGTGAGTCCCCATTTATCCAAGCTTGTTGCGAAAGGGGATAAGGGGGCCTAACGGCCCCCTCGCGCTTACGCGCTTCACCCCTGTTCGCCTTGCGTTAAGACGCAAGGCGTTGACCGGTAAGGGAGAGCCGCGACGCGATGTTCCAGGACGCGTACGAAAGGCCGTTGTTGCCGTTCACGTACGAAGCCCCAGCGAGGCCCGCGAGGTTCAGGTAGCCGAAGCCCAGCCACTCGTACAAACTCGTACCCTCTGCCGGCAGATACCAGCCATCGCCGATGCCCTTGGAAGAGTCCGCGCCCGCGCCTTGCGGCAGCAGCATACCGCCCGCATACGTGAATTCCTTTTCGTAGTTCCACGCTGAAGGCGTGCCGGTGAACTCGCCGACCTTGACGTAATCGGAAGTGATCGACGTGTCGTAATCGTCGGAGTCGTAGCAAACCCAAACCTCTTGCGTCGGCGATCCCTTCAAGATCACGTCTGCGAGAACTTCGGTTGCGCCCACCATGCATTCGATGCCTTGGATAACGAACGGCTCTTTGCCGGAAGAACGCGAAATCGGCGAACCGTCCGAGCCAAGCACGGAATCACAGTAACCGGGCCAGTATGGAGCGGTCGAAAGGAACGTGCCGGCAACGGCCGTGAACTCATCGGTATCGATGTATACGGCCGTATAGCCCGTGTCCTCGCCGGTAAGCGCCTCTTTGGAAAGAATCTTGCTGCCGTCGAAAACGCTGTATGCGTTCGCGCTGTTGCGATCGGGCGCGCTCGTAGCCGATCCGAGCATCACGTAAGAGCCCACAAGCAGGTTAGCGGCCTGCGCGTCAGTCAGGATTACGCGCGTCGTATCGCTCTCATCCTTGGCAAGCGCGTATTGGTAGGTGTACGAAGAGCAGCCGGCGAACACGGTTTGCGAATTCTTCGTGCCGTACTTCAGCATAATCATGCTCTTGATGTACCAGTCATCAACGATGGTCTTGCCAGAATAGCCAGTGCCGCGCGCCGCGCCCGCCGTGTGCACGGCGTTATGAGACATAGAGCGGTTCCACAGCGGAAGCCCGGACGCGCTGCGAAGCTTGCCGTTTGCGTCCTTGCCGCCCGCATACTTGGCATAGAGCATGTACCCGCGTGCATCGCCATCGGCGTAGAACGCGCCCGGTTGCGGATGCATGCCGTCGAGTTGAGACGTTGACCAACTGTGAATGTTGGTGAAGTCGGTTTGCGTGAACTGATAGTAAAGAATCGGCGTGAGAACGCAAACATCCATCTGAACATTGGTGGGCGAAAGACCAGGGTTAAGCGAAAAGTTGTTGTCCTGGCCGCGGATCGCGTAAACGTGCATCTTGCCGTTGGAGTCAAGCCAAGCGTTGCAATCGTGGTGCTCGCATACGCTTTCGTTCTTGAATCCGTCCGAGCCCTCAGACGTAGACGAAGCGGGCGTGCACGTAAGCCCCTCGGCAGCGCCGGCGCGCACGCAATCGGAAAGCTGCGAATCTGCATAGCGCGGCTCAATGACCGTGTAGCGCTTCTTGTCACGGCGCGATGCGAGCCAATCGACAATGTTGGTGTACTCCGTGCCATTGTGCACGAGATCGGTTGTCTGTCCCGCAAGCGTTTCAAGTGCGGTAGCGCACCGCTGCAACGTCGGTTCGCTTGCAAGCGGCGTAGTCAATGGTGAAATAGTCATCTTTTATTCCTCCGGTGTATAGGTCTGACAAAGCTTGCCGTCAATCACGGAAAGCCCCAATGCCTCGAATATCGCTTCGGTGTACGTGTTGTAAGTGATGACCAGTTCCAATTCGTCATCGCTCATCGCAATGTGCGAAGTGAAGCGGCGTTCGTAGGTCGCTTCGGATCGTGGCGGCACCACTTCAGGCGTGGTCGTGTAGCCGTATGCGAACAGGATTTCAGAACCGCCGTTAGGCTGTGCGTATATTCCGAGCTCGCGAATGTACGTGCCTGCCGGTATTACGGTGTTGTCGGCGTCGGCTTTGACGGCAACGCCGTCAGATTCCTTAACGACGATGGTAACCGGCACACTTACAACAGGATTGATAAGCGCCTCTTGATCGCGCGGATCGCTGCCCGTTGGAAACGTCCCGCTACCGATCGCGCAACGTGTGAAAGCGATCGTCTCGGCACTCGATAGCACTTCGGCCATCGCTTCGGTGCCGAGTCTCGTAACGAACATGAGCATGTTTTAACTCCTAACCTCATAGCGCCGCTCTCCGCTGTCCTGCAAATACGCATGACCTCGCCATTCGGTGTTCGAAATAATTACGGCGTAGGTTCCCGCATCTGTAACGTCGGCGTCATCCTCGCGGAAGCTGTGCAGCCACGCGCCCGCCTCAACGGTTGCGTTCGAGCTGATTACGGCATAAACCTTGTCGAGAATCGCCGACTTGCGCTTGACCTTGTTCAAGATCGTCATGAACCGCCGCGTTTCGGCGTCGGTGCGCGCCGTGTATTCCGTCTCGATGGTGAAATGGTTTGGATCGCCGCGCACGCGCGGGTAATCGAACCACTCAGTTACAACGGTATCGCCCGAATAGTAAAGGTTAAGAATCTCTTCGAGCGCCCATTTAGTACCAAGCTTCGCCTGAATGTGCTTGCAGTTCTTAACAACGCCGCGCTTCGATGCGAGCGGCGCTAACTTGTCATACCAAAGAATGTTGAGCTCGTCGGCAAGCGCGTCGATCTGCGCTTCGCTCATGCGGTCGATCGCGTTCCATACGCTGTAATCGCGCGTCATCTCTGACACGTCAGCGCCGAATGCATCAACCACATCGGCAACGCCATCGTTGAACGCCTCGGCGCGCATTATCACCGGCAAGAGCCAACGGCTTTGCATTTCGTCGTATCTGGCCATGGCGCTACACCGCCGTATGAGTCGCGGTCACAGATGAGCACTTGGCCACGTGGCCATCGTTGACGGTTGCAGCGGCCGGAAGCGTCACGGTAACCGTAGCCGCGCCCGCCGCGAACATGAGAGCCATCAGCTTTTGCGGCTGGATATCGCGCGCGATAGTCTCATCCTGCCATTGCTTGTATTGGTCAATCGCGCCGCCCTCGCCCTCGATCGCGGCAACGATGGCGGTTTCGCTATCGGCGTCGCACGTGTACGAAACGCTTATCGAATACGAGTCTCGAACCGCGTTGCGAACCTCAACCAGATCGCCGAGCGGCCGCACGTCGGGCGAGTCGCACGCGGCTTGTATAGCGTCGATCTCATCCGATGTGAACTGATTGCCGCCCTTCTTAACGACGTAGACGTAAACGGTGTATGCTTCATCGAGGTTAGGCACCTGAACATCTGCGATGCTCTCGTTAGCCGCGATTGCAAACGCCTTGTAGCTCGATTCGGTGCCGGCCGTGTTCACCGCGTTCTGTAGCAGCATGATCCTTTGCCGGAACAGCTCGTTACCCTCATCGTCATCAGGTTCGCCATCGGTGCCGCCCTCGGTTGTCGTGGTGTTGGTGACGGTTGCCGCGAACGATAGCGCCGATCGGATAACGGTTATCGAGCCCGCAACGTATCCGTTGTATTCGCTGCCAACGTCATCGGCGGTCGCGGATACGTCAACGTAGGTGTTGCCGGCCTGTATGGTCGCGTCGGCGTCCGTCGTGAACGCTAGGCCATCGGGCGTTGACGCCACAGTACCGGCCGGAACGATGAGATCGAAGCTTTGCGCGGTCGCAATCGAGAATCGAAGCGTGCATGTTGCGGCAACGGCAATGATGCGCGTGCATCCGTACATCTCCCCCAGGCAATCGAGCACTTCGCCGCGCGCGTAGCGTAGCATCTTCTGCTTCGCCACGTCCTCAACGTCTGCGAGAACCGAAAGGAAATAGGCAGTTAGCGCCTCGGCGAAAACGCGGCGCTCATCGCCTTCGGGCAATACCTCGCCCGCCGCATCTTGAAGGTAGCTGATTATCTTGTCGTGGATGGTCTGCGCGTCGAAATCGAGGAACATACCCATCAGTCATCATCCCCTTCGTCATCATCTTCGAACTCTTCCAAGCTGCTTTCAACAATCGCAACCTTGAAGCGCCCGCCGTCATCGTCGGCTTCAGTAAATTCGAGCTCTACGGTTTCAACGTCGATTCGGTCTTCGTAGGCGTCGAGCACGTCACGCGCTGATTCGTCAAGGTACGTGTTCACTTGCGAATAGGGCATGTCGTAAATGTCGGGATCCATGCCCTTAGACCGCGAGAAAGGCACTTCACGTTGCGCGATGTTGACCAGGTTGAACGAGCATGCAACAACGCTCGAATTACCGC